ATAATATATGGCTCGTACAGTAGTACTTTTAAGTTGTGTTGCCCAAAAATTAAGCGAACCCGCTAAGGCCAGAGACTTATATCAATCAGACTTATTTAAAAAAAGCTTAGGATATGGTGAAAGTCTTAAACCAAATGCCATGTTTATTTTGTCTGCTAAACATTATCTATTACCTTTAAATAAAGTTATTGATCCTTATAATAAAACATTAAAAGACATGAACGCCGAAGATAGGCAAAAATGGGCTGATACTGTTTTATCTCAACTAAAAAATAAAGGATATGATTTAGATAAAGATAATTTTGTGATTTTAGCAGGCAGTACATATAGTAAGGATTTAATTCCTCAAATGAAAAACTATGAATTACCCCTTAAAGGTAAAAGAATAGGCGAACAAAAATCTTGGCTTAAAAAACAATTAGAAAAACTTAAAGAAACTGTAATAAAATTAACCCATTTACTTTATGAAGCTATCAAAGAAAAATCTTCCTTCTTTAATTGAGTCGTATCTTCAAGATATTGAAGATTTTGGAGATGAAACTATTTATACACCTGAGTATACTGTAGTATGTGAATCTACTCTTAAAAATACTAAAAAATTAATTTTGGAATCTAAGAGTTTTTCATTATCTTTACTAAGAGAAAGTGTTAAAAGTGGCACTAATCTTCAAAAAGAAGTAATGGAGGATTTTATTTTATATATTAAAAGTTTTGATTAAAAATGAAAATAGGGTTTTGTGGAACAATGAGTGTAGGAAAAACTACACTGGTTAATGCTTTAAAAAATGTACCTGAGTTTAAGGATTATACTTTTACTACTGAACGTAGTAAATATCTTAATTCATTAGGCATTCCATTAAATACTGACTCTACACTTAAGGGTCAAAATATATTTTTGGCTGAAAGATGTACTGAATTAATGCAAGAAAATATCATAACTGATAGAACAGTAGTTGATGTCATAGCTTTTACCAGATTAGCTAAATCTATTAGTTATATTGATGGTGATGCTTTTGAAGAATATGCTAAGCGTTTTATTAGAGAATATGATTATATATTCTATATTTCTCCTGAAGGTACTATTATTGAAGATAATGGTGTTAGAGAAACTAACCAAGAATATAGAAATGAGATTGATCAAACTATTAAACATTTACTTCATAAACACAAACCTTGGCATAATGTTTTGAAAGGATCAACAGAAGAACGTGTCAAACAAGTACTAAAGACTTGTTTTGATATTTATTAATATATGAAAAATCAAATTCTACTAATAGTTTTAATAACAAGCTTATTTTGGTTCTTAGGTTGTTATATGTACATAGACCTAACCCATAAAGACTGTATTGATTGTAGTGTTTTAGTAGATGAGAATAATAGAAAATATCAAAACGAGCTTGATTCTTTAAACCTATTACGTGATAGTCTTGAAAAAGAAATAATTGTAGCAGAATTTAAATCAGACAGTCTTAGAAACTCAATTTCAGCTCGTAATAAAGAATTAAACAAATTAAGAAAACAATATAATGAAACAATTGCTACTATTGATAGTATGTCTAATGACAAGCTTGTTGAGTTTCTCACAAACCGGTATAAATAAAGATTCTTTAATTTGTATTCCTAGGGATGTTTTAGTTGAAGTAGTTACAGATCTAAGTTTGTGTGATTTATATAAAGAAGAAGTAGAATCTCTAAAACAAGATACTACTGAGCTTAATGAGATTATCTTTTATAGAGATTTTATAATTTCAAGAAGAGATGAAGAAATAAAAGCTTATAAATCCACTTTAGATAGTTGTAATGTTTCTCGAGCCAGTTTAGAAGCTCAAACTCAAACTTTAAAAACTCAACTAAAAGAAAATCAAACAAAAATAACTTCTTATAGAAGAACTATAGGAGTATTATCATTATTTGTTGTTAGTTTATTTGTATGGGAAATAAATGAAGATAAATGAGTGATTTAAAAAAAATAATTAGAGAAGAATATCTTAAATGCGCTCAAGACCCGGCGCATTTTATGAAAAAGTATTGTATGATTCAACACCCTCAAAGAGGTAGAGTTAGTTTTCATTTATATCCATTCCAAGAAAAAGTTTTACACTTAGTTAGAGATAATAATTATACTATTATTAATAAATCCCGCCAGTTAGGTATATCAACCTTAACAGCGGGATATTCTCTTTGGTTAATGACCTTTCATAAAGATAAAAATGTGCTTTGTATTGCTACCAAGCAAGAAACCGCTAAGAATATGGTTACTAAGGTACGTTTTATGTATGATAATTTACCCAGCTGGCTTAAAGTTAATGCTATTGAAAATAACCGATTATCTCTAAGGTTAGAAAATGGGTCTCAAATAAAAGCAGTAGCAGCTTCAGGTGATGCTGGTAGATCTGAAGCGGTTTCTTTTCTAATAATTGATGAGGCTGCTTTCATTGAACAAATTGATGAGATTTGGGCTTCAGCACAACAAACCTTAGCAACTGGTGGTGGATGTGTAGCTTTATCTACTCCTTATGGTACTGGAAACTGGTTTCATAGAACATGGACTAAAGCTGAAGCTAATGAAAATGAATTTTTACCTATAAGATTACCTTGGTATGTTCATCCTGAACGTGATCAATCTTGGAGAGATAGACAAGATGAACTATTAGGTAATCCTCGATTTGCCGCCCAAGAATGTGACTGTGACTTTAACACCTCAGGAGATATTGTTTTTTATCCTGAGTATTTAGAGTTTATAGAACAGACAACTATTAAAGAACCAATTGAAAAAAGAGGAGCTGATAAAAATTTATGGATTTGGGAACCTGTAGATTATTCAAGATCTTATATGATAACTGCTGACGTAGCTCGAGGTGATGGTAAGGACTATTCTGCTTTTCATATTTTTGATATTGAATCAAATATTCAAATTGGGGAATATAAAGGTCAAATAGGTACTAAAGAATTTGGCCATTTATTAGTAGGTATAGCTACAGAATATAATAATGCTTTATTAGTAATTGAAAATGCTAATATTGGTTGGTCTACAATTCAAGTTGTTATAGAAAGAGAATATAGAAATTTATATTACTCTCCTAAGTCTCAAGAGGTAACAGCTGAAACTTATATGAGAAATTATGAAAATAATCAATCTCAAGTTCCTGGTTTTACTATGTCTATGAGAACAAGACCTATGATTATAGGCAAATTCCAAGAATATGTTTCTGATAAAAGTGTAACTGTTCAATCTAAAAGGTTACTCCAAGAAATGAGAACATTTATTTGGAAAAATGGTAGAGCTGAAGCTCAAACTGGTTATAATGATGATTTAATAATGAGTTTTGGTATTGGGTTATATGTTAGAGATACTGCTCTTAAATTTAAACAACATGGTTTAGATATGTCAATAGCAGCATTAAATGCCTTAACCAAAACTCAAACTCCATATCAAGGAGCCTATTTTGCTACAGGCCGTGACAACCCATACGCTATAAACAATGGAAAAGGAGGAACTGAAGATTTTAGGTGGATTTTTTAATATTTATTCATATATTAATATACAATGGCTGATACAAGCGTATTTACAAGATTAAAAAGATTATTCTCTACTGATGTTATTATTCGTAATACCGGAGGGAACTCTTTAAATGTCCTTGATTTTAATCAAACACAAGTAGCGGGTCAAATTAACACCAATTCTTTATATGATAGGTACACCCGCCTTCACACCACTAATGCTTCTCCCATCTATAACCCAGGTCTTAATTACCAAACATTAAGAGTCCAGTTATATTCTGATTATGAAGCTATGGATACTGACGCTATTGTAGCTTCAGCTTTAGATATATTAGCAGATGAATGCTCTCTTAAAAATGAGATGGGTGAGGTATTGACTATTAAGAGTAGTGATGAAAAAATTCAAAGAATTTTATATAATTTATTCTATGATATTCTAAATATAGAATTTAATTTATGGATGTGGACTCGCCAAATGTGTAAGTATGGCGACTTTTTCCTTAAATTAGAAATTGCTGAAAAATTTGGTGTTTATAATGTAATACCATATACTGCTTATAATATTATTAGAGAGGAAGGATTTGATAAAAATAATAGAGACAAAGTCCAATTTAGATTTGATCCTGATGGTTTAAGTGGTGGTGGTAGCTTAGGAGGGTATTATGGAGGTTTAATTAGCCCAAACAGTTCTACATCAACTGGTGCTAATATGGTTATATTTGATAATTATGAAATTGCCCACTTTAGACTATTATCTGATGTAAGCTATTTACCTTATGGTAGAAGTTACATTGAACCAGCTCGTAAACTATTTAAACAATATACTCTTATGGAAGATGCTATGTTGGTTCATAGAATAGTTAGGGCACCTGAAAAACGTATTTTCTACATTAACATAGGTAATATTCAACCAGCTGAAGTGGATGGTTTTATGCAAAAAACCATTTCTAAAATGAAGCGTACTCCTTATATTGACCAAACAACAGGTGATTATAACCTAAAATTCAACATGCAAAACATGCTTGAAGATTTCTTTATACCTGTAAGAGGAGGTGATTCAAATACTAAAATAGACACCTTAGCTGGCCTTCAATATGATGGTATAACAGATGTTATTTATTTAAGAGACAAATTATTTGCCGCCCTTAAGATTCCAAAAGCTTTTATGGGGTATGATGAGACAACAGAAGGTAAAGCTACCTTAGCAGCTCAAGATATTAGATTTGCCCGTACTATAGACAGAATCCAAAGAATAATCTTATCAGAACTATATAAAATCGCTATAGTTCACTTATATACTCAAGGGTATGATGGTGAAAGTTTAACTAATTTTGAATTGGGCTTAACAACACCTTCAATTATATATGATCAAGAAAGAGTAGCTTTATTAAAAGAAAAAGTTGATTTAGCTAATACTGTTTTAGAAAGTAAACTTCTCCCATCTGATTGGGTTTATAACAATTTATTCCACTTTAGTGAAGATGAATATATTGAACATAGAGATTTAATTAGAGAAGATGTTAAGCGTAAATTTAGACTTAATCAGATTGAAAATGAAGGTAATGATCCATTAGAATCTGGTAAATCTTATGGTACACCTCATGATTTAGCCACTCTATACGGTCAAGGTAGATATTACACAAATAACGAAGTACCCGCGGGATACAATGAGAAAGCTGAATTAGGACGACCAAAAGAAAAGGCTTCAAGAATAGGTACTCAACAAGACGCTTTTGGTAAGGATAGATTAGGTGTTCTTAGAATGAAAGATCAAGATAAAAATGATTCTGATTCAATAAGACCTACTTATAAAGGTGGTTCTCCTTTAGCTTTAGAAGCTAAAGCTATATATCATAAAAACAAAAATTCTTTAAAAGATTTACCAATTAATAGAAAACAATTAGTATTTGAGAGTGATAAACAAAAAGAATCACTTCTTGATGAAAGTCAAATTAAAGAATAATATTTCTATAATATTTATAAAAAACCTATGATTAAATGGGGATCAAACATTCTAAAATAAAAAACACAGGTCTCCTGTTTGAGCTGTTAATTAGACAAATCACAGCTGATACCCTATCTGGGGAATCTTCTCCTTCTATAGAGATTTTAAAAAAAACTTTCGCTAAAACTGAGTTAGGAAAGGAATATAAATTATATGAGACCCTGTTTAAACAAAAAAGTATAACTGAAACTAAGGCTAATATAGTAATTAATACTGTGTTAGAAGCTTCTAAAAAATTAAATAGATCTAAGTTAAGAAGAGAAAAATATAATCTTATCAAGGAAATAAAAAATCACTATGATTTAGAAGAATTTTTTAATCATAAAGTATCTAACTATAAAGAATACGCCGCTTTCTATACTCTTTTAGAAATCTACAACTCAGACAAAATTTCTGAGACTAATCAGATAATAGATAATAAGCTAACTATATTAGAAAGCCTTACTCAAACTCAGGTTAATAAAACTAAAGTTAAAGAAGATTTATTAGAAGAGTTTAGAAAGTATGATAAAGATTTAAGAGTACTTACCTATAAGGTAATGTTAGAGAAATTTAATGGTAAGTACGCTAATTTAAATGATTCCCAAAAAGATATTTTAAAAGAATTTATCAATTCTATTGATAACGCTCCTAAATTAAGAGAATTTTATAACCAAAAAATTAATGAAGTAAAAACTTCACTAAAAAATTCTCTCCCTAAAATAACTAATCCTGCTGTTAAAATTAAATTAAATGAAATCTTATCTCTCATTCATGGAGTAGATAAAACAGCTAAGGTTAAAAATGATGATTTAGTAAACTTACTCCAATATTATGAGCTCACAGAGGAACTTAAAAGAATTCATTAAGAATCACTTACAAGAAATTTCCTCAACTGGTGGAGCTGGTGGGTATCTTTCTAAATATTTTATAGCTAAAAAACCTTTATCTTTTAAAGATACTGAATATTCTAAATTAGGCTTTAAGCCAGTTAATAGAAAAAAATTAGCTAAAAGTTCTAAAGTATATGATTATAGAGACCTTTGGGGATCTACTTATGATGATTAATATTTATTAATATGAAGGCACTTCAAACCCAATACAATTTAATTAAAGAAGGAAAAGGGCATAAAGACGTATTTGTAAAAGAAGCAAAACGTATATTCCCAGATATCATCCCAAACTCAGCTGGGTTTGACCAAACTTCTACTTTACTTAAAAATAAAAACATTATAGTTGAAAATATATTTCCTTTAGTCCCTTCTTCAGGATTAAATCCTTTTTCTACCTTTGATAAATTCTTAAAAGAAGAAGAAACTAAAGCTGAAGTTAAGAAAACTTCTAAAGAAGTAGAAGAGGATTTAGCTAAAAATTATGATTATACTGATAAGAAAAATTTAGATAATCAAATCTTTGATCAAGTCTTAAATGGTATTAGAT